TAGAGCAACTGCTAATCGTTGTAGATCATTACCGACTGTCTCTAGTAATCCCGGCAGTCTATCAATATCCGGTTTTTTATCGTCCTGTGCTTTTTTTAATCCATCAACATCAGGTTTAACTCTTCCAATTATTGAACCAATTAGATTCCCTATGGCCCCAAACAAACGAATGAAAGGTCTAGCGATTGAAGTTAAAGTTCTCCCTATTGCTTTAAGTATAGGAACAGCTTTAAATATTAAAAGTCCGATACCTCCTATCAATCCAGCAAAGACAGCTAAAAATAAACCACCTAATCCACTTTTTTTCTTTTTTTGATCCCTTACAATATCACCTGAAATATTACCTTCATCCTTTCTACTCTCAAGTTCCTCCTCTTTTTGTCTTCTCAGTAGTTGCTGCTGCTGTCTTTTTAAAATTCTGTTTCTTTCTTTTGATAAAATCAATTTATTTTTTAGAAGATTATCAACTCTCTTCACATCTTTTTTAATTATTGAGATATTAACTATTGTCGTCTCAGATAAAACAGAATTTTTTCGAGATGATCTAGGTAAAAGTTTAGTGGTGTCTATCATTATCCCACACCTAGTCCAAGAATTGCCAATACTTTAGGATCAGCTGATGCTAATTCACCTTCAGGAATATCATTATCAAGCGGGCCTATATCACTTTGTAATGATCCATTATCCCCAATCACCTTCAAATCAAAATTTGTTTCATCCATATTAGTTAGTGGTGGAGGTGGGATGATTGGGTTTGATACTGGTTTTATAGTATCAAGATTGAATTTTCTGATTGCTTCATCAACTTTTTGCTCTGGAGTATTATAAAAATCAGCAAATTTTGAATTAGGATCCTCCGGTGATTCTATTCCAAGTAAAAATCTAGCAGGAATAGTTAATGATTTAAGCAGGTCTGTTGTATATCCACCAAACGTCTTGGTCTTTGCTTTACCTGTGATCGCATTTGTGCCACCGCCACCGCCACCAAGGCCTGGTAATTCAATTCCATCAAGATTGATTGTTGGATTTTTTATTGTGCCTCCAATCTCAGGCATTCTTAATGAAGGGTTTGGAGTCAACATCCCATCATTCGCATAGAATCTACCGCTTCTTATCTTTGGTCTATTTGTTTTACCAGCCTCTCTATTTAAATTTAAAAGATTGATTGCACCTATTCTTTCAACAGCAGGTTTACTTATAACAACCTCACCCGGTGTCAACATTGCAGGAACAGAATCTGTGTTTCCAGTGCCGGGAACTAATCCACCTTTGTTAAACTTAAATCCACCACTCGTTGGTTTATTAAGGAATCTTGATCCTATCGGTGCTCCCGCATAATTTCCAGTTACTGATACACTTCTTCCAATATTGGCTTTTGACATTGCCATGCCTCTCATACCAATACCTCTTGATATCAATCCACCTCCAAGATTTAAACCTGTAGCAATACGTAGTATCGTGCTGATACCTCCAAGTTTTACTGCGAACAACGCAAGCGCACCTATACCGGCTATAATACCACCGGTAATTAAACCAAAATTATTTTCAATAAAATCTGCTATTCCCAGAACAATGTTTAAATTTTTTGGGTTTGATAAGAAATTTAAAAATTTTATTATTAGTCTACCAAAAAATAAAGTGACAAAAAATTGAATGATTTGTAGAAAAATATTTTTAACAGGTTGAATTATTCTATCAGCGGTTGACTTGATAAAAGACCTCATCCTACCACCAAATTTCTCTAAATTTTTTTCCTTTTCTTTTCTCCTTTGATTTTCTAATTGTCTTCGTGATTCATTAAAAAGTTTAATTTCTAATTTTTCTTGTTCCTCAAGTGTCTCTACGATTGTCGATATTGTTTTTTTGATATCAATTATGTCATTTTCAATTGTTTTTATAGGTGAATCTTCCGAAAGAGATTTTAACATCTCACCAGTCGAAACTTGTTGTGCCTGTATTATATTTTTTAATATTGTTATTTTTCTTGCGTTTATTTCTATTCTTTTTTCTAAATCATCTCTTCCTAAAAATTTTGACGCAGAAACTCTCCTTGTGGTTCCCCGAATAGGTTGACCAAATGCTCGCATTTTATTGCGAAAATTTTCAAATACTGGATTAGTTTCATCCATTAGCTCTTCGCTGTTGCTCCTTTAATCTTTCTTCTTCAAGATGTGATTGTAGCATGCCAACATAGATGTCTCGTTCCCAAGGCATCATGTTTTCAATCTCGGTTAAACTATATTTATGGTACTGCATTAAAGCAAAATTAAGTCTGAAGTAATTCTCCAGATTCATATGCACCATAGCTATGCGAAAAAAGATGCTAAACCCTCAAGCACCACATCACTTTCAACTTTTGTTTTTGGATTCTTTACTTTTACGGTATGAGATAATTTTGGCATTGTCTCAAAAAACTTTTCAATTTCTTTGAATTGATTTGAATTCATTGAATCAAGAAAATCCGTAATTTCTTTTTTTGTACAATCTTCAGCAACCCAAACCTCATCTGTGGAATAAATTTTATCAATACAAGAACCAATTAAATCAAAAGATTGTTCCATTGGATTTTTACTTGTGTCATTAGGGTCAAAATTATTTTTAATAAATTCATTCAAAGATGGATATTTAAGTTGCATTATTAAATCATCACCAAGTTTAATTTCACTCGCATGACTCTCTGGTTTTGAAACTTTAATATCATCTAAATCAATATTCACTGTTACTTCAGTTTCATTATCATCAGGACATACTAATTTTAATTCAATGTCTTCACCAACAGATTTTCCACGAATATTCAAAAATAAAAATTCAATGTCAAATGTAGGAAGTAATTCAACCTTTATCCCTTTGGTTTGAACACATGAACGAATGACTGCTTTGATAGCATTTGTTATTTGTTTTGTATCCTCACTCTCAAGAGCAATGACAAGGAGTTTTTCTTCTTTAACTAAAAAAGGTCTGTACTTTATCGTTTGACCGGTTGATGGTAAATCAAGTTCATAACTTGGTGTTGCAATTTTTGGTAATGGCATAATAATCTATTCAGTAAGTTTATTTATCATCCTATTCCGGAAGGAATTACACCGTTAAAGTTTAACGGAGGAGAAAAACCTCTTGGTAAACCTGTTGTCGATAGATCAGGTCTACCTAGTCCAGAGATTTGTGAATTTCGTTTTGCAATTTCAGTAATTGATAGACTTCTTGGTGCGTCAAATAAATCTCTCTCAAATTGAGTTATATCTGTTGAAGATTCATCGATTGGACGAGCACCTTTTCCTGTTATAAAATATCTTGAGTAAGCCATTGCAACACTGCATTTTAAAAGTTGCGATGCATTATAGTTAATAGTTGTCGAGTTTATTGCAAGCGGATACATGTTGACAAATTTATATGTCATGGGTCTAGTTCTTCCAACTCCAGTAAACTCAAGATTTTTTTCAAATTTTGTTATCTCTAAACTGCCTTTGTATTCATTTGGAAATCTCATAACGTAACTAAAATTTGGACTTTCAATATTAAAACCCTCATCATCGGTGACGGTTGATCCTGAAATATAATTCATCCATGACTCAAAATATCTGTAAGGTAAATATTCTTCTGCATCAACATAAAACGTCAAAACAATTCTATCATCAAACTCTCTTCGATATACGTGTCTTTCTCTTACACCCGGAAAGTGGTTTCTCACCTCTTGAGTTAAAAAAGCTGATCCGGGAAGTGTTGTCTCTGAACACAATAAATTTAGTTTTTCTTGCTTGTCAGTATTAAATGATATACCAAGTTCTGTTTGAAATCTTTTTAAAACTTGACTACTAGGACTTCCTATACTCGCCAAAAAGTGTGAGGTAGTTGCAGGATTTAGTAAATCTTTTTTTACCTGAGCTATTTTTTTACCAGTTGGTCGTATGTCGGCCATTTATAAATATTTTAACCTGTATATTATGTAGGCAAGTAATGGGCGAGAGCATTAAAAGTAAATATACACCAATATATCCAAGCAAATATCAAGGTAATACGAAAACTATCATATGTCGTAGTAGTTGGGAGAGAAAGTTTTGTCAATGGTGTGATATGAATAATAGTATAATATCATGGGCATCAGAAGAATTTAGCATCCCATACGTATCACCAAAAGATAATCGTGTTCACAAATATTATCCAGACTATTTAATTAAAGTAAAAGAGAAAGACAATAAGATTAAAACGTATGTGATTGAAGTAAAACCTTTTAAACAAACACTACCACCAAAAACACCAAAAAGAAAAACAAAATCATATCTTACCGAGTGTGTGACTTATGCAGTCAATCAAGCAAAATGGAAAGCTGCAAAAGAATTTTGTGAAGATCATCGTATTGAATTTAAGGTTGTTACAGAGAAAGAACTTGGAATCAGATGAGTAGACTCGAAGGTAACAATATAAACAATTCGACAAATGATCAAGAAGACATGATGCTAGAGATCATGCAAATATTAAGTGGGACAGTCACTCCTGTACCCGATGTCGGTAACTTTTATACCTTTGTATATAATCCTAAGACACCAAACATCACTTACGATCAACATCCCCTCATAGCCTGCACTGATATATTTGGATGGGGGTTTCGAGGATTAAATTTTCATTGGAGAAAGTATCGTAACTACACATGGGCAGAACTTGCAGGGCAGTTATACATAGTACAACCAGATGAACTTGATGATCTCCTTGCGATTCCCTACGCTAAGTTCCTAAATAACTAAAAAACAGGTCGATGTCATTTTCAGAATTCAGAAGTTCAGAAGAGTTTAAAGAACTTCAAGAAACAAATTATAAGAGTGATTTACTTGCCTCAACTTCTTATGCAGAAGCTTTATTGATTGAGAATGATGCAAAGAGAGAGCAGGAACTTAATAAAATAAAAGAGAAGAGAGAAGAAGCATTTGAAATTAAAAAAGAGGACAATGAATTTGGCAATATTAAAGTAGAGGGATCTGAGTTTGAAGGAAGAGGTAACACAACAGCTTATATTGACGGACGAAATAATCCAAATCA